TGTTAGAGTAGTCAGATGTTAGAGCATCGTGGACTACACTTTTATTTATCATTTTGTGGACATTATGTGCGAGTCTAAAGTGGTTGACATACACCATCTTCACTGTTATACTTAAACTTATTGTATAAATATTATAAGAGAAGAAGACTTTCTTCTCAAATAAGGAAACGGATATGAATTACCTAGCGAAAATGTACAGACGCAACAAGCCAGCAGCAGAGAGCTCGAGTTCGGATAAGAATCCAAATCGTGTTAGTGGTGGATTAAAAGCACAAGGCGGCGATCACTTTACTATGATTGCTGAGAACGGCTTGGAGCAGCAGATTCCCACACAGCGTTATGTGCAAAGTTTGGAAGAGCAGTCAAGAAAACAGCGAGCAGCTATAACCGTCCTAGAACGTAAGCTAACTCGCTGTGAAACTGCAATTGAGCAGCTAAAAGGAATGGTTAGACCTTCTTAGAAAGTTTAAGCACTTCTTTAACTAAATCTTCTTTCTTCTTGCGTCTGTCAATGTCAACGCCATAAGTTGCTAGTGCAAATTCTTCTAACTTTACTTTTGTAAGTTTAGATAAACTTGCTTTAGTAACTTTTACAGCTTTAACTTCGGTAATCACAGGTTCGATCTTAGGTGCAAATCCTACACCATTTTTCGTAATTGTTTTTTCAATATCTGACAGCTTCTGTGTTGCTTCTACTTTACCCGCCGGAATGGCAAGATCTTTCTTTTTAATTGTCATTTTTTCAGGTGCAATATCAGACAATTTTTGCGTTGCTTCTTTTTCTGCTCGATTTACACTAGGTGCAAACATTGTTGCTAGCCATTTAAACATAAGTTTTCCTCCTTAAGGAACATATATTTACTAAATATTTACACAAAGGAGACTAGAAATGGTTAAAACATGGATAAAGAAAAGATTAGAAGAAAGAACTACACTAGACGGTGCAGTATTAGTACTTGCAGGAATTGCATTTCTAATATTTAAACCTATAGCAGCTTTAGTAGCATACGGTGCTATTGCATATGGTGCTTGGACAATATATAAGTCAGAATAATCAAGATGCAACAAATTGTAACAATCACCTAAAAACGGTTGCTTATCTGCTGTAATGTGTTTAAATACTAATAGTTCCAGGAGAATTATATATGAAATATATTACAGCAGCATTAGCGGCTTTATTCCCACTTGTCCTATCAGCACAAACATACACTAACGAAGTAGCAGCTATCATCAACGATAATTGTGTAGTGTGTCATCGCGCTGGTGGCATCGGGCCAATGAGCTTTGAAACATACGAGCAAGTACGCCCTTGGGCACCATTAATATCACTTAAAGTAATGAAAAGAGAGATGCCGCCATATGCGTATGACCACGGTATTGGAATTCAAGACCTACAAGGTGATTGGCGCTTATCACAAAAAGACATAGACACAGTAGTTGAGTGGGTAGATACCGGAGCAAGTTATGGCGACCCAGACAAGGTAGTACAGCCAGTAAATTTGCGTGATCCAGAAGCATGGAGTTTTGAAGAAGACTTTGGCGCACCGGACGCAATCATTGCCAGTGTTGCAATTGACATTCCAGCAAGCGGTAACGACTTGTGGCACAAGCACAATGTTCCAACAGGACTAAGTGAAGACCGTTGCATTAAAGCAGTACAAGTTAAACCACGTGGCGATGCAAAATCAGTAGTACATCATGCCAACTCAAGTATTATAACTGAGGGAGGCAGGCAAGGTATGCTGACTGAGTATGCTATGGGAAAGTGGGGAGAAATAGTACCACAAGGAGTATGTCGTACTATACCAGCAAACGCAGAAGTAGCATGGGACATTCATATGTTCCCCGGTGGACTTGGAGCAATGGCACCAGGATCAGTTATTCGAGACAACGTGGTAGAGATTGGGCTTTGGTTATACACCGAAGAGGAAAGCCAAGAATTGAAATACAAACAAGACTTGAGTTTATATCGCCTAGGAGACCAGGACGATATTACTATCCCACCCAACGGCTATTACATGACACAAGGCTTCCACAGTTTTGATCATCCAGTTAGACTAGATAGTTTTCAACCACATGGACACTTGCGTATGAACGCAGCAAGTTTGGAAATATTCTATCCTGAGACAGGACAAACAGAACAGATTAGCCAAGTATCAAATTGGAGTGCAACATGGCATCACAGTCATTTGTACAATTCAGACGTAGCACCGCTTATACCAGCAGGCGCAGTTATTGTGCTAAAGCAATGGTATGATAATACAGAAAACAATCCAAATAATCCAGATGCTGATATGTGGGTAATGGGAGGTTCAAGAACAGGTGACGAAATGACTCACGCTTGGCTTGCTATTACACACTTAGACGAGGAAGGATACAATAAACTAAAAGAGGAAAGGAATGAAAAAGTTAATATGGCTAGTAAGTAGTTTATTACCAGCGGCAGGACTAGCTGTAGATATCGACTACGCTGAAAATGTAGCACCTATATTTGTAGAACAATGTCAAGCTTGTCATAGAGAAAGTGGCATTGCGCCATGGGCAATGACTGACTATAGAATGCTACAAGCATTTGCTCCTGCAATTAAAGAAGCTATTGTATCAAAACGTATGCCACCAGGACAGATCGATCGCAAGTATGCAAAGGATATCATAAATCACAGAACGCTAAATGATTTAGAGATGGAAACTCTTGTAGCTTGGATTGACGCAGGCACTCCTGTAGAAGGTGATAGAGATCCTCTAACAGAAACTACGTACTCAACTTCAGAATGGGTACACGGTGAACCTGATATGATTATCGAAGTTCCCCCACAAGAAATACCAGCAATAGGATCTATGGGACCTAATGCAATACCTTACAGATACACGCAAGCAGACCTAGGATTAACTGAGGATCGTTGGTTACGTGGGTCACAGTTTTTGCCTTCAGAGCCAACTGTAATGCATCACATGCTAAACTCAATTACAGTACCTGGCGAGCGCAACGGTAACATCTTAGGTACACAAGGTGGTGGTCAAGAAGAAATGAACAATGCTTCTATCTCTGCATATGTTCCAGGTGGTGATCCTGAATTTTATGACGAGAACACTGGTGGGTTAATACGTGCAGGATCAATTGTAAACTTGCAACTACACTACACACCAGACGGCACTGCTAGAACAGATAAAGCAAGAATTGGCCTATACTTTCACGACGAAGGTGTAGTACCACAAGAAAGAATGGCAGGAGATTGCGCTTGTATATTTCCTGATACGTGGACACCGATCCCGCCGTATGACCCTAACTTTATTCAGACAGCAGAAGTAGTATTAAAGAACGATGTTAACTTGCATACATTCTTACCCCACATGCATTTCCGTGGTAAAAGCATGAAAGCAACTGCATTCTACCCAGATGGTACTGTAGAGGAGCTAATCGATATTCCTGTATACAACTACGCTTGGCAGCTATCATATACCTGGAAAGAGCCTAAGCCTTTACCTAAAGGAACACGCCTTTTTGTAGAAGGGGCTTTTGATAACTCAGAAGAGAATAAAATGAATCCAGACCCAAGCAGACTAGTGCCATGGGGACAAATGTCAGAAGATGAAATGTTCTTTGGCGCATTTACTTGGAAAAACTTATGATTGGCTATTTAATATATGGAATTCTTATATTTGTTAATATAGCAATATATGTAATGGTACAGATGTATTTTGAAGGACACGAGGCATTTAACGAAGTTAAGCGCATCGGCGACTATAAAAAACTATAAGGAGATTATTATGTGGACTAAACCAACGTATCAAGATATGCGACTAGGGTTTGAGATTACTATGTATTTTAAGACTAGATAATCTATAACTTACCAATAGGCGTAGAGCTACTAGCACTCATGTTCCAAACTTGTTTGCGCTCTACGCCTTTCTTTTGGGCAAAAACTTTTGCATCACAGTTCTTACATACGTGAAAGTAGTTATTACTTAGACGCTTTGGATCCATGCTACCTCTTGTGCGCTCAAACTCTGCATCGCAATTATCACACCTAAATACACAATGCGTAACTTCACGCTTATAGGCATGTTCCTTGCCCATTTTGCTTTTACGCACATGCCGGGTCTGCTTTTTAAATTCTCTTATGTACATAAGTATATTTAACATTAAGATTATAAAACGCAACGATAAATACTATCATAAGAAGGATCATTCATGAGTATAGTTACACTAACGGACACAGCAAAAGCACAAATTGATAGTATATGTCAAGAAAATGACAGTTATGCAGTCAGTCTCAATTTAAAAGGTGGCGGCTGCGCTGGATTTGAATACGATTGGACAATTGTAGCAACAGAAGCTGATCTAGAAGAGAATGATATAGTTATTGACTCAGATACAGGTAAATTTGTAGTTGGTGCAATAGCAGTAATGTACATGGCAGGTACAGAAATAGATTATGTTAAAGATATAATGGGTGCAACTTTTCAAGTTAACAATCCAAACGCACAATCAGCATGTGGATGCGGCGTAAGCATTAACTTTGATGTAGAAAACTTAGACAATTCGCTAGCAACAGCAATATAATAACGGAGTAATATAAATGGCAAAGCAAGGCATAGACATAGGTATTGAAGGTAATGACGGCACAGGCGATAGTATTCGCGAGTCATTTCGTAAAGTAAACGAAAACTTTCAAGAGCTGTATGCAGTATTTGGAATTGGTGGACAGATATCTTTTACAGACTTAAATGATACTCCAAATACCTACGAAGGTAACGAAAACAAAGTTCCGTTGGTTAAGTCAGACGGTAGCGGAATTAATTTACTTGCATTTGCTTCAGACAACAGTTTAGACGGCACACTAGATACGATTGGTTTTGACTTTACAGTCGACGGTAAATTAATTATTAAACAGCTTGTTAGTAAAGTTTCAAATGATCCTGAGCCTATTTTAGGCGGTCCTATGGATGCTGCTACACAACCAATTGCCAACGTAACCGTTACACAAGCAGCTATTGACACTTTTAACAGTGTGCATGGAACCAACCTAACAATTGGTGCTCTTGTTATTGACAAAGCCTATGCTGATAGAAACTATCAAGCAAAGGCAGTTGCAGGTGGCGGAATTCGCATAGGTGATGAGCCTATAGATGCTACCAGCTATGTACTTACTGCTTCGGGTATTAGTTTAGGAAATTTAACTGTTACTGCACACGGACTAACAGAAACATTTAATGGCGCAGGCTTTATTTTCCGTTCAACTGGTGCAGATCCATTTGGAGTTGTTACTGGTAGTACTTATTATGTTAATATTGCTAGTACTAACAGTATTTCTCTGCACCCAACAGAATTAGACGCTGTCAATAGCACAGCTAGAATATTGTTAAGTGGCGGCACTGGCACATTCTCAATTACTGATGCTGCTTACGATGCAACACTAAAAGGCTTTTGGTTGGACAACGTTGCTATTCCACGTAAAAGTATTGTAAGACGTCAAGGCGACGATATGACAGGTGCGCTTAACTTGTTTGATCATCCAGGCGAACTTTCAGGTACTGGCTTGCCAAATGGTCCAGACGACTTGCAAGCTGCAACAAAACTTTATGTCGACAATGCAGCAGCACAAAGTACAGTTAACTTGTATGTAAGTACAGCAGGTAACGACTTACAAACATTTACACCAGATGGTAAAGAAGGTAGAGCTCCAGCGTATGCATATCGCACAATTAACGCAGCAGCACGTAAAGCAGAAGAAGTAATTATTGCTGCTCCGCCAGAGCCAGGTCCGTATATGCAGACTATGTCTTATGCAACAGGCACAACACAAGCATTAACTAACACAGTAGGCATTACAAGTCCAATAGCTGATCGTGCAAATGCAAGAGCAATTATTGTTGCTAACAAAGAATTTATTGCTAAAGAAGTTACAGGGTATATTGATGCAACTTTCCCTAATTTTGCAGGAACATACAGTTTAGAAATATGCCAACGTGATGTTGGATTTATTCTAGACAGTGTAAGTTTAGATTCACTACTAGGCAACAATGCTAACTTCTTATCGCGCTGGGCAGGCATACGTTACTATTCAAATGTTAGTGCGCAAAAAGCAATTGGCTCGCAGCGTGTAGAAACTATTGCAGGCATTACATATGCTAAAAGCATTGTTACACAATACATTTTAACTAACACAGCAGTACCTACAACATATCAAACTAGAGTGCCTCAGGTAACTAATTTATCGCTGCCTGATTCAAGTGCTGATGAAGTAATCGGCGCAAAGATGGATATCGTACTTGCTGTTATTGCAGACGGTGTATTAGATGCTCCGCAGATTGTTGATGGTACTACAACTTATAAGATTAATATTAACAACGGCGGACTTGGATTTATTAACCAAGCGAATCCAGAAAACACAGACATTATTCCAGGTAAAGTTGTACGTGGTAAAAACTCTGGCGCAGTTGCTAGAATTATTGACTACAAACACGAGTCTGGTGCTAGAGCAGTTAGTGTTGCTGGAACAGACGAAATTGAATTACAGCTACTAGAGCCAGTTGAATTTGTTGCAGGCGAAGAACTAGAGTACGGTAACTTTGTACGTGAAACACAGATTTCAATTAGAGTTGAATCTGGAATTTATGAAGAAGATTATCCAATACGTATTCCTGCTAACGTAAGTGTTAAAGGTGATGAATTTAGACGTTGTATTATACGTCCTAAGAAACGTGTTTCACAGTCGCGCTGGGCAAACACGTTCTTCTATCGTGATGCAGAATTTGATGGACTTATACTAGGTAAATCGAATATTACTAGTATTGCGTTTGATACACAACTAAATGCAGCAAGAACTCCTGGCACATACGCAGTAAGTTTGTTAACTAGTGATAAGCTAGGTAGCGGAGCAACATTTAGTGTTGTAATTGGCGCAGATGGTGCTATTGCAAGTATTGCTATTGTTACCAGCGGCGACCAGTATCAAAAGAATGAACGTATTACTATACTCGACGCACAACTAGGTGCAGGCGGAGCAACAGCAATTACATTTACAGTTGCAAGTGTTCCGAACGGTATTGAATATGTAAATCCACTTACTAATCAAGTAGATGGATACTTTGGTTATCATTATCTAGAAAAGCCAAACTCATTAAAGAACACAGGTTCTGGTTACGAAAACGTAGGCAAGTGGAATACTAATGCTCTTACACTTATTGACAACAAAGAATTTATTCAAGAGCAAGTTGTTAACTATATTGAAACTACATATCCTGCACTAGTTGGTAGTTATAGTAGAGCAAAATGCTTTAGAGACGTAGGACTAATTGTCGACGGACTTGTAAAAGATTTACGTAACGGCGGAAATGAGTTTTCACTAGAAGTACAAGGTACATATTATGCTGGCGCTGTCGAAGCAGGAACAGAAACTGAAACTGTGGCAGGTATACAGCATATTTACACAATGGCTGCAAGACTAATACTTGGGCTTTCTCCAACTACACTTTACAACCAAGCAGGCGGTGATGCTTCAAATAGATTATATGCTGAAGACTTATTTAATGCATCAGGAGAGCCACAAGCATGGTCGGCTGCCAAAGTATTTAGACTTGGAACTGTAGTTAAATTTACAACTGGTTTAAGTGTTACAACTTACTATACTCCAACTAAAGAACACACAAGTAATGCAACATTTGGAGCAGCAGAAATTGCAGAGTACTGGAGAGTAATTGACGGTCCAGCGACAGTATTACAAAACTTAATCGATACTGTAAAGTTTGCATTTAACGCAGAATACAATCCACCATTAAGTAACATTGATATGGATGTGTTCTTAATGAATGATGCAACAATGTGTCGTAATATTACTGTGCAAGGACACGGCGGATTTATGTGTGTACTTGATCCTGAAGGACAGGTTCTAACTAAGTCCCCATATATACAAACTGGTTCAAGTTTCTCACAGTCACTTAACAAGCAAGCATTTAGAGGCGGATTGTTTGTTGATGCGTTTGTTGGTAACAGTGCAGTACAAGTTATAGAAAAAGTAGACGGAAGTGCATTTAGATTAAAAATTCAAAGTTTAGGTTCAGTGGCAGTACCACAAGGATTGTTTGTAAGACGTCCTGAAACACCAAGTGCGTTTTACATAGACGGTAGACGTTTCCAAGTTAACGCAGTAACAGCATACGATAAAAATGCAGGTACAGCAGAACTTATATTGTCGCCAAACTCAAATGGCGGCACAGGATTTACCGGTGTAACTAGTTTACTAGGAACCGGCGTTGATCTTGACGACTTTAGCACTCCCATTCCACTTACACTACAAACAGCTGGTAACAGAAGTATCTTAGGTAATGACTTTACACAAGTTAACGACTTAGGATACGGTTTAGTTGCTGCAAACGGCGCCTTAAGTGAAATGGTTAGTATGTTTACATACTACTGCTATGCTAGTTACTATTCAAAGAACGGTGCTGAGATCAGATCACTAACAGGATCTAGTTGTTATGGTGAATTTGGTTTAGTTGCAGAAGGTTCTGATCCAAACGAAATTCCAGATGCAGTTGCATTGTATCAAGATATGACACAACCTGCTAAAGCGTTTGATGTTGATGCAATATTGTTCACAACTGGCTTTTTAACACTTACAGCAGGTGAAACATTAACACAGGCAGGTTCATCGGCAGCTGGTGTAGTTGCAGTTGCAACAAGTCAAACAGGTGGATCGAATGTAATATATGTAACAAGTCAGACTGGTGCATTTGATACAACTAACCAAATATCTGGTAGCGTAAGCGGCGCTCTCGGCGCAGATAGTGTCCCAGTTAGTGTTGACTCAAACGGCTATGACAATCCCGTAGAAGGATTGTCAGTATACGTATACGATATGAAAGATACGCCGTCGAACAGATCAGAAGTTAACATTTATCACCCAGCTCGTCCAGCATTTGCACGTTACGAAGTTGCAAACGCAGAAATTGTTGCTCATATAATTGGTGAATATCCGTTACTTGTAGAAACAACAGATTACTCATTTACTAAAGCTAATGCAGCAGCAAGTGGATTTATTTTTAATATATACAAAACAATTGATGCAGGTTATACTGCAACATTTACAGCAGCTAATGACGGCAGCAACTACACAATAGGCGATGCATTTGTTGTCACTGGCGATAAACTAGGTGGCGCAACAACAGCAAACGATTGTACAGTTACAGTTGCTACAGTTGACGGAACAGGACAGGTACTAACAGTCACAGTTGCAGGTACTATTGCAGTTGAAGAAAGTACTCCAATGTACAGTGGTGCTGTTTACAAACTTAACTTTAGTACAAGTGATACACAGTTTAGTGCAAACGGTCTACTAGAAATTGTTCCGTTTAACACAAGTCTTGTTTACTACAGAAACCAGACACACATTGTTAGTGACTTGGCTCGTCCAGATGTATTAACAATTCGTCCAAGTACAGCATTAACGTTTGATGAGAACCCAGGCTTTGTTTATAGAAGTATTAGTTTCTTAACAAGTGATAGTTTAGGTACTGAGTTGCCTGCTAACACTTCACAAGCAGGACTAGACAGTACATACGATTTTATCAGATTAACAGTAGATCCTGCTAAAGCACAAGAAACACCATTATCAAGTACAGGTACTACAAAAGGTAACACAGCAGGAGATGTTGTACTAGCAATTAAACTAGCAGATGACAATGAAATCTTTAGACTTAATAACAATGCAAGAACACCTGCTAATAATAGACCTGCAGGATCAACAGCAGATAGTTTAACAATAGAAGCTCCAATTATTACATGGGCCGGTAAAAAGCATTATGCGTTTAACTATCGTGGTGTTGACGCTACTAATACTGTAGTTGAACCAAGTGAAGATAATGTATACGCTATTGTTGACTTAGTTGACTATGATACAATTAACCAAACAGACGCAACAGGCCTTGCAGCCACAGCAGTACTAGGTTCAGAACTTGTTACAATTAGAGCAGGACTTAAAGCAGGTGCAACTGCACAAGTTACAGTTAACATTAGTACATGTCGTGCTACGTCACATGACTTCTTAGACATTGGTACAGGCGGATTTAACTCAAGTAACTATCCAAATGTTATCTTTGGTGAGCCAGGTGAGAAGAAAGAAGCTAACGAAGTAAGAGAAGTAGGCAAAGGTCGTGTGTTCTATGTGAGTACAGACCAAAATGGTATCTTTAGAGTTGGTAGATTCTTTAGTGTAGACCAAGGCACAGGTACAGTTACATTTAGTGCATCACTTGCACTTAGTGACGTAGACGGACTAGGCTTTAAGCGTGGTGTTGTTATTACTGAATTTAGTACAGACACAGCGATGGTAGACAATGCTTCGGATACAGTACCAACAGAAAGTGCTGTACGTGGTTATGTTAACAGACGCTTAGGCTACGATGTAACTGGTGCGCCAGTTAGTAATAAATTAGGACCTGGTGTACTTGCTCCAAACGGCGCAGTACCAATGACAGATGATTTGAACGCCGCTGGCAATACAATTACTAACATATCAGCTCCGGTAAACTTAGCTGATGCAGCAACCAAAGCATATGTCGATGACGGACGTGGCGGCAATGATGAAATTAAAGATTTACGTAGTGTTGAATATAACAACATTGCAGCAAATCAGATTTTGGTATCTACAGGAAATAAGAAATTAATTCTTAGTGCAGGCAGTATAGTCGGCGGCGCACTTGCTATCGGTGATGTTATTACAGGATCAATATCAGGAGCAACTGGTACAGTTGTTGATTATGTCGACGGACTAGTTGGCATTGAAGGTAATATTTGCGAAGTAACATACGAAGTATTAACAGGTGTGTTTAGTGACGGGAAGCCAGCAGACGGCCCAGCAGCTGACGTACTTACCGCGTCAGGCGGCAAACAGGGTAACGTAATAGATGGACCAATTGATGAATGGGCCAACGGTGTAGCAAATCCAGCAAGTGATATTTTAATAGATACTGTAAGAGTTAACGCAGGATTGTCAACTCGTTATACACAATTAAATTTACAAATTAATCCAGGGTCAATTGTTAATAGCGATGTGTCTGGTACTGCAAATATCTTGCAAAGTAAACTAAATCTAGAAGCAGCAACAACTAGAGCAGATGCAACAGGTATTAGTCAAAGTGATTTAGGTAGTGCAAGTTTTGATAGTGGTAAATTTACTATTACTGATGGCTGGGTTACAGTTAAAACAGGAAGTGCAAATCTAGCAGATATTGAATCTATTGCAACTGATACAGTACTTGGTAGAAGTGCAGACGGCACTGGAGCAGTTACGGCAATATCATTTGCTACAGTAGTTGATGAAGGATTAGGTTTAGCAGACGGAGACTTTGTTACTGAAATATTAGTAGCGGATGATCCAGGTGAAGCACTAATTAAAACTGGGGCTGGCACATATGGTATTAGTAATGTGTCTACTACAGGTGAAGTTAATAGTATTGTTAAAACAGATGTTAACGGTAAGATACAAGCTAACTCACTTATATTAGGCGGTGATGCAAGTTACGAAGTATTAAGTTTAGACACGCTAACACTACAAGTTAAAACTCCAGCACAAGGTACAATATTTACAGCAGGTGGCGGTAGTGCAGGAACTGGAACATTAGGTAATCCAGGATATGTAGCTCCAACATTCCCAGACATGCTAGTAAAAGGTAGTGTAGGAATTGGCGGCACTGCAATAAGCGAAAGTATTCTACAAAGTGTGTCAACATTTACTGGTGAAAAGACACTAGGTGTTGATTGGATGTATTCAAGCTTTATTGAAGCTCCAGGTGAAAAAGGTGCAGCAAGTACAGCTATTGCAATTGGTGCTAATACAGGTAAAACTACAGTTGGACAAGTAGGTATTATTACTGCTAACGCTGCATCTAGTTCAAGTGTTGCTCCTGCTATCTTTAGCTCAATTGGAATGATACCAGACACTGATAACACATATGATATTGGTAGTGCAACTAAAAAGTACAAAGATGTGTATGCAACAACATTCCGTGGTACTGCTACTGAATCATACTACGCTGACTTAGCAGAGAATTACTTAGCTGACGCAGAGTATGCTCCTGGCACAGTTATTGAGTTTGGCGGTGAGGCTGAAGTTACACAAAGCACAACACACGGTACACATCGTGTAGCAGGCGTTGTATCTACTAACCCAGCACACTTAATGAATTCACACTGTGAAGGCGCAAACGTTGTTGCAGTAGCACTACAAGGGCGTGTACCTTGTAACGTAATTGGCAAGGTTGCCAAAGGCGATATGCTAGTAGCAAGTAATGTTCCAGGATATGCAATTGTTAACAACACTCCAGCAGTTGGTAGTGTTATTGGTAAAGCACTTGGAACTAAACTAGACGGCGAACGCGGTACAGTTGAAGTTGTAGTAGGAAAGCACTAATGGATAAGAAAGCAGTAGACAAACTAATTAAAGCTGGTGCAAAAACTAGTGTAGATCAAAAAAATCCGCAGGGTAGGCAAGTTGTCCATACTGCGGGTAAACTAAGAATACAAGTAAACAAAGGAGCTGACCGTGGCCAAACAAACCGTTAATTTAGGAACCAGTGCAAACAAAGGTGACGGCGATCCGTTGCGCACAGCATTTGACAAAGTAAATGATAACTTTACAGAACTATATCCTCGTGTTGAAGCACTAGAGGATGGAAATGTTACAACAGATGTTGTAGGAAGTATATTTGGTGATGATTCAACACTACTAGTCGATGGTGTTAACAATTTAATACCTGCAAGTGTTATTAGTGGAACACTAAGCAACAACACAACTGGCAATGCTGACACAGCAACTACAGTAGCATGGACAGGTGTAACAAGTACACCAACAACACTTGCAGGCTACGGCATTACTGATGCTATGGCACCTGGCACAGTGCATGACGGTGACATAACAGGTAGTGTGTTTGGTGATGATAGTACACTACTAGTTGATGGTGTTAACAACACAATACCTAAAGCAAACATTGAAGATAGTGCAAACTGGGATACAGCATTTGGTTGGGGCAATCACACAGCCGGTGGATACGCTCCACAAACAACAACATATACAAAGACAGAAGTTGATTCAGCAATATCTGCTGTTAATACATTAGACGGTGATCTAACAGGTAGTTTATTTGCAGATGATAGTACATTA